CGACGTTCGTCGTGGTAGCCCTAGCTGTGCGATTGGCACGCTACGTCCGGCTCGTCACACGAGTCATGCAAGTCCAGGTTGCCATAGCCTGGCGCGCGGCGGTATCAGCTGCGTGGCGCTACTCCAGCGTCGCACACACCATGTGCCGACATGTGTGTGCACCCGTGTACGTATTTTACCTTGTACACATGGTCTTGGTTATTCACCTCGGCCAACATATGGTTTGGTCTATAGACGACTTCGCCCCTTGGTACTATCACCCCGTTAGTAAAGTTCTTGAGCTTCTCACGTGGCGTTACGAAAAGGCGTACCTCACTACCATTCGCAATTTGGCATTCCACACGGATGCCAAGGTAAGTGGGAACCACAGCCACCCCCACGCACAGTGCATGCGGCATTGTGGCATCAGTACCATTGATGCCGCTGCCAAAGGCCTCGGCGTTGGAGTGTATTCACGCAGTACCTCCACTCGCGAGCTCAACCGCGGTTGGAAAGGAGACCGTGCATATTACACGGTTGCGGACATGCAGTACCCTGTCCGCCACGACAAACGCCATCACAACGACATCGAGGCGTACGTCGACGTGGATTATTATGTGAGCGAATCGGCCTTGTTTCAACATACATCAATCAAGGCTTTGTACACCGTCGTGCCGAATCGAGTCGCAGGCAAATCAGCCGACTCTTTTTGGTACATCGATGAACATTCTGTATACCACGAGCACGTAAACGGCGGCGCGCGTTATCAACACCAAGTCTGGGATTTTTCCTCGGATGAGGTTATCGCACGCGGCTGGTTAACTACCACGCGCTATATGACCCACGTGGTTCACGGTCCGCACAATCGCGCTATCGTGTTCCTCGTCCCAATCTCGTGCACCATGCTTCCTTATTGGATTCTCCGCCACTTCGTGCATCTTCCACGCTTTCAACGACTCCACGTCGCCAAGCTTGGTAAGTCACATGTGGCCATGCGATCCGTCGAAGCGCGGGACACTGTGGTTAGCATCCGTTCGATTGAACCGGGTGCTGATTGCGCGACACTATCAGTGTCAGCTTGGGAGGCGATGCATTTGAATTCTAAGGAATCCAAGTATCCTGGCATTGCCGCAATCAAGGTCATTGCTGAACGCATGGGCGAGACGATCACGGAACGTGAATTGTATACGCTCATACCCGTTCTCGGCCTCTCCCTACCTCGACCCGACATCGTCAATTACACGCTCTCC